CACCATGTAGGTAGATCATCTTCATCACCAAGTTTAGTCAGTTCACCCTGCATTGTCATCAATGCTTTTTGAGCAATCTGAATTTTATTTTTCATAGACGCAACATCAGTGTGACCAGACTCACTTAACATCCTATTGACGTTATCTAGGAAAGACTCATTCTTTGAGAGGTATGCAGCGATAGCCATGTCCTTGCGTTTCTCTTTAGACTTACCCTTGAACTGTGGTGCATCTGACTTCTCGAAATCATCGATATAGTCTCCCTGATCTGCATCTTTAGGTAACGCTTCACCATACATCTGTTTAAACTTCTTGGTGTGCGTAGATGGTTTAGTCTTTGCAGAAGCATCGCCGGGAGCAGGACCAGCCTTCTTTGATTTGAAATGTGCATCTCTCTTGGATTTGGTAGACTTGGCCATATCACCAGCATAGTACTTTGCTGGTTGAGTCCCCTCTTTATCTTTAACGTCTTTGTCCTGTTTTACTTCATTGATCTGTTTAACTAGGTCAGAGAATGTCTGCATTGTTTCTTCCTCTTGATATTCTGCCTTTAACGCTTTAGGTAATTTACCTTGTGAGACAAGAGTATTGATATATTTGGTAAGTGATTTTGGTTCCACGTTCATTTCAAGAGCAGCTTGCATAGCAAGAGCGCCGGGTGTCATTCTTCTACCACGATCTTTTGACATCAATGATGCATATCTTTTCATTGCCGCTTTATATCTTTTAGGATGTACTAAACTATCTATCTTGTCAATAAGTTTACCGATAGCACTTCTGTGAGGAAAATAAGAAGAAAGGTCATCTGTAAGTTCAACTTCCTCTTGGAACCTTAGAATCATTTTCTTTAATTCACCCTTTCTGGGATCAAATATAGCATCTCCAATCTGGTTGCCATCCTTATCTACTTCAAACCCATACCAATCTCTACGATCTTTATAGATGATATAGTGCTTCTTACCAATCTTTTCAGAGTCATCTGGATATCCAGCATCACGTTTCTCACGCAATCGTGGTTCTCTACGATTATCAGATGGTTTCTCCATGCGTAGGTTCTTTGGTTCATTGTTCAGTGGATTGTTGTCTCTATGTCCAACATCCATACCCTTAACTGCCTTGTCACCCATTGCCCTACGAGCCTTATTCCTTGAAGAACGACGAGCAATCTGTTCTGGTGTTCCTTGATAGTTCGCATACTCTTTCTTGTAGTTGCGTTCTGCTATATCATGCAACCATGCCTTATGTACCTTACCGTCCTCTACCATGTAGGAGAGATAATTAGTGCCTTTGCGAACAACCTCACCTGTACCATGTTCTGTCTCTATGGACTCACCTACGTTCCAGATTTTACCTGTGAGATACGCATCTCGCAATGAGTCATAGTCATCACCCATTTCACGATCTTCACGAATACCCATGCCCTTTCGGACTGCGAGGTAGTATTTCTTCTTTTCAACATCATTCAATGTGTTGGGTATACCCTTTTTGAATTCATCAAACTTACCATTTGATGCTGCTGCACGGAGTTTGCTTGCAGACATCCCGGCGACTCCTTCAGCATCAGGATCACGTTCTCCTGCGCTAACTACCTTTACAGAATCAAATTTGAATAACTGATTACCTTTTTTGTCTGGTGCATCATTATATCTCTGTAATAGGGCATCGAACTCTTTTACTCTATCGCTTCCCGCCACAAGAATTAAATTTTTATAACCATCCTTGTATAGTTTCTCAGCAATGTTGATGACAGTCTTAGCCGTATTATCTACAATAATGTTCTTCTTGTACTTGGGGAACATCTTCCTCATCCACGCAATTTTCAAAGAGTGCTTTAGGGGGTCTTTGGGTCCAGTGGTATGTGAAGGATATATGAAGAATGGATTGCCCTTTGCTACAGAAGCAATTTTTTCAATAACGGCCTCATGACCAATCGTACTTGGATTGAATCGCCCGAATCCAAATACAACAGTTTCTTTAGCCTCCGTGATATCTCTAAAACTACGCATCATCCTTCCTCATTGCTTCCCGTGCTTTTTTAATTCTTTCAACTTCATTTGCTCTAAGTTTCATTGCTGCTTTTTTAGAAAACTTATCAATCTTCTTACCATACTTCTGCATGATCTGTTGATCAATTGCAACTCTTCGTTGAACTGGTTGATTTTTATAATTGGGAAAGAACTTGTCTCTGTATTTCTGTATTAATTTTTTACGAGCAATCATTAATAGTTTAGCAGGGTCACGCATCCTGAGTGCGTTACGTTTCTTTTTAGCCTGAAATGCGGGTGACTTTTGGAGTTTTGCCATACGACGAGCAAGTTTTTTACGTTGTGTTACGCTGACAACACCCTCGTATAATTCTAGAAATGTTTTCATCTGATGTTCCTCCGATTTAACTCCCAGTTTTTTATCTGCTGCTTTGGCACCCTTTTGTATTTTGTCTTGTGCCTCTTTACCCATTTCAACCATCTTTGCCTTTACTTTTTTACCCGCCTCTGTCTCTCCTGCCTTTTTCAATCCAGTATATGCAAGTGCAAGACCCAAACCAGTACCGCCGGACATCCAAATTGGTAATCCACCAGTTGCAAGTCCTGCCCCTAATAAACCCATACTTTTCACACCAGCTGGGGTGTTTATTAAATCAGCAAATCCTACATTACCAGCAAGGCCACCTGCAATAAGGGATACGTCATAATCAGATTCAATATCACCAGAAAAACTCATCTTTAACCATTGATAAGTTGCTATACCAGCAATTGCTGCCCCTCCTACTTTTTTTAAGGTGGGGTGTTTGTCCATAAATTCATCAACTTTTATCACACCCTTTTCTAATTGTTTAAAGGCAGGAGTATCAGATACTACTGCACCACCAATATCCAGTGTCTTACCAACACCTCTGGACATACCTTGTACAGTTTTTGCCGCAGCACTTACAGAACCGCCTAATGCATTGACTGTGTTATATACGCTGGGTTCCTTGAACGCTTTAGTGACTAATTTAGCATCTACACCAACACTCTTCACCACGCTATCAACGTGTGACTTCAAATCTTTAAGTGCTGCTTGTGTTTTTTCCTTAGAGAAAAGACCTTTTGTCTTGTCCTTTAAGTCGGGTTTTTTATCTTTATCGCCACCCTCTTTTTCCCTTGCATTTTTAGACTTATCTGAGTTGGGATGGTCCTTCATATATTGGCTTTGTTCAGCCGGGGTCATGTCAGACCACCAATCTTCAGCAAGGGTTTCTTCGTTTAGATTGTGATAATTCTCTCCAATATAATCTAAAAGACCACAATAGGTTTCGTATGGTATATACGATGAAGTAGTTTCATCAATATGGGTAGAAGTGTAATTTTTAAACGTTTTCATTTATCCCATGCCTTTACTGCAGTGAAGTTGTTAAACGAGAACTCCATACGGTCCACTAGTTTAACTGCACCACCACTTATTCTGTCAATAGCAACATATCCTTCGGGATTTGTCACCTTAAATCCATTTGAGGTCTTAATAAAAGTATCGGTCAAACCCTTTACACTATTTAGTTTCTTAACGATTTGCATCTTCGCATCAACCAATAAGTTCTGAAAAGTGATGATTTGTGTTAGATTTTGAGTGTGTTTCTTGACTTCACGCACATATTCCCTCTGCATATCAGTGTATTTCTTCTTGCCCTTGTCACTCTTAACCTTGTCAATCTGTTTCTGGATAGAGTCAAACACCCACTTCTCATAACCCTTTGCATGTGCGGCAGGATTACTAATCTTCTCACCCGCACGAACCTTTGAGTTGTTATAGGTCATGAGTGATGCACCAGCAATCGCACCCGTCATACCGTTCTGCACAGTAAGGAACTTACGCAACCCATTCGCATTGATCTTATTGAAAGTTTTACCAACTTGTGATAGTATAGCAGTGATTTGTTCTGTCTCTTTAGCAGTAAATGTTGCCTTACCAGATGCGTCCTTATAGGTTGCATCATCCATCCAAACGCTTGATGGGGTTTTTAACCCCTTAATATCTGCACCAAATGATGCTTTCATACCCTGTAGGGTGTCGCCTGTATATGTGGTGTGCCAGACAATACCAACCTTTGCACGTTTGATAGTCTTACCTAATACGCTATCAACAGGTATAGCATAGACAATAGTGTTAGGCTGAAAAGTATAATACTTGACGCCATCGATAGTCTCTGTTTCCACATCGTCAGTGAACATGAGGTCACCCTGTAGTACCCCCTTGATACCCAACTTAGAAAACTCTTTAAGTGCAACTTTAAACTTTTCATTTAATGCTCCAGATAAATCATCATCAATTTCTTTTGTGGTCTTGTATAATTTGGGTGAGACGTTGAACACAGATTTCTTGGCCACAAAAAAGTCACCTGTCTCTGGTTCAACACCAGCGAAGATTGCTGGCGCACCGTCCCACTTAACCGTCATGTTTACACTAGAACGTGCAGAACCCGCTAACATATCTCGCAGAGAACGCAGAAAGTTAAGTGCAGCTCTACCACCATCAACACCATAGTTGAGGATTTCATCCTCTAGATGTTCTAGGTGAAGGTTCTTACCACCCTTGTCTTCTGCAAGAAAAGATTCAAAAGACATTTTAGGACCAGAGGTCTTGAAATCTTTCTTACGCATAACAGTTTTTGCCACCAACTCCAACTCATTTCCTTTGAGGTTGAGGACAAATGGCATATTGATATTTGTCCTCATGTCATTGATAACAGCCTCTGCATCAGGACCAAGTTTTGCAATCTTCTTACCATACTTGGAATAAGACTGTTTGAATAAACGAGTTAGTTCAGCAGGAGTAATCTGTTTTTTATTACGAGCATCATTCACCCTGTCCATAAAGTGTCGAGTGAACTCAACATCAATACCAACCTTTGCGAACAGCCGGTCAGCAAACTTCTCTACCTGATTTAAATCTGATTGTGTTATCATTTTACTTTCCCTACAACACGAACGGGTTTATTTTTTTAGAACCGGGCTTTATTGAATATCTACTCTTTGGCATCTCTTGAATTTTTAATTCTGCTTGAACCTCATAATATGCAGACCTTGTTGCAATTCTTATTCTAAATGGTCCTGCTCCAGATAGCAAGGGAATATTTTTATTTAATTTTAAAGGATTTGACCTACCAATCATATAAAAGTCATCAGCAGCTTGCATATAATATGCTGGCTCTGCTTTACCTTTTAAATAGTGGTCTGTTATTACTTCACCCAGATTAACATCAGGTTCAGTCATTATATATCTATTAATTCCCGGCTGAGAAAAATACTCTTTCATAACCTCTAGGGGAACAGCATCCTTATCCTTTAATCCACTCTTTGTCGTTGGTATCTTGGGGGTTTTTATTCCAGAGAATTTTGAAATTGCTTCAAGAAAATCTTTAGTTTGGTCAGATTTATTTAATAATTCTACAGACCTTGCGGCGGCGGATGTGGTGTATGTAGTATCCCACTTTTTACCATCAAAAAACACTCTAGGGTTACTAAGATTATCTGTATGATTCATTTTAACTTCTATCCAAGAAGTATTACCATTCTGTGCCGTAACTCTGATATCTGCATATGCGGTTGAAACTTTAGGTCTTTCAGCAGTCACATCTTTTATTTTATTGAGAGTATCAGCAACATCTTTTTCATACCTATCAGACTTTGGACTCTCAACCAATAAGTCTTGAATCCTATCAACATGGGGAGTATATGATTCTGTACGGGGGCGTAATTGCCGTACATAGTGATTGAGATTAGACATTCAACTGCTCCATGTGTGTGTTATATTCTATTTATATAACATGGAACTTGATGGCTGTCAAGATAAAGAAAAGGGGGGTTTTTATCAACCCCCCCCTTTAGTTATAACTATGCTGCTATACCCAATGATTTATCAATTTCCATGAATTCAGTTAGCTCGGTCTTCTTCTTCTTCTTCTTTGGAAGACTAGCAATTACTTTTTCATATGGAATCAAACTCACTACCATCTACGTCCTGTTCACCTTGTATTTGTGGAATACACCCTTCGATTACCCAAGGACGATACTTTGGAACATTCAATGTCATAGTATCACCAAGCATTACCTCTACCAACTTAAAACAGTTCTTGTAAGCATCCTCTATTGCATCAGCAAAGCTTTTAGTGTTCTTCTTGATATCGAGAGGTTTGCGCTTCTTGCTATAGCCAATGATTCTTATTGGGTCATTGCGTTGTAAAGCAAGACATGCAGGAATAATGTGGTATGCCATAAGACGGTCTGCATATTTAGTGTTATCTACACATACAATGTGTAAAGATTTATCAAAGTGTCCATTAGAATCTTTCACTTTGTGGCCATGCTCCTGGCACCATGCATCTGCAATTGGACCATCCATATTTTTGGTTAGATCATAATTTGCATTTCCCCACTCAATAATCTTATTGAAGATTTCTTTTTGAGTGCTTGATGATAGAAACCGCTCCTTATAATTCATGCGATCTTCCAACCAAGCGAGTACAGCAGCACTGTCTCCACCAATAATCCCATCCCTGACAAAAGATACACCTGTCATGATGTAGTCATCTTTCCCATTAAACCGTATACTACCAACAAGGTTATTTGCCTTCTGTGCTGCTTCTACACGGCACTGGTACACTTCTTCATCAGTGAGTTCTTCATCTGCCTCATACACTGCAATGGGAATAAACTTGACACCACGCTCAATTGCACCACGAATACGGCGGCGACCATTGATTGCGTCATCCGCTGTAATCGTACCATCCGCTTGTGCCGTAAACTGTGGTGGTGGGCCCTGTTCAACATCCCAATCAAGACGAGTATAGGAATCCTGCATCTCCTGTTTCGCTTCTGCATCTCCATCATCGTAACGAATTTCCCACTGCGCCAGTTCTTTGTAAAAATCGCTGGTGATGATATATTGGCTAATGTCCATAACAGTGATATACAGGAACTTAAATCCCCTGTACTCTGGCATTACTGTCTCTGAATATTTTGAGAGGTCTATTGTGGAACTTCCATCTTTGAATGATGGAATCCTACTGTCTCCAATAAATCGGTTTTTCATTTTCTTTCTCCACTGTTGCACGGCCAAAATCGGCGCTGTGCGGGTTCCCCCTATTGCTTCAAGGCTGGGGGAACACATTATATACATATTATCGCATACTCAACAGGATTTGTCAAGTGACTTCTTTCCAATTCTGAACAAATCTCATACCATAGTTGTCTACTTTAGGCATCTTACTCAAATCTACACCCTCTCTTAGTATAGGCTCCTGTGTGAAGCCAGAGTAGTCTACATGGTGATGAACTCTACCATATTGCCATGACAACTTGGCAACGTCTGGATGCATATCAACCAACATCTGGGATTTGTTCATCGTCCCAAACGGATTGTAATTTTCCTTATTAATTTGCTCTTTGTTCTCTTTATGATAAAACTCCTCTGTGTTGCCACCCTTCACAGTTTGTGTAGCACTTTTACCTTGTAGAAACGCATTGAACACTATGGTGCAATCTCCATCTTTGAGAACTCGTAAACAGAGGTCAGTGTCTTCATTATATCTTCCTCTCCAACGATGCTTACACTCATTGTCAATCAAGAGACAGGAGTATATTCTTGTATTCCACACGATAGGTGGGCGCTTCTCATTTGGTGGTAAGAAGAACCTATAGCGCAACCCTGCTATCTTTATGTTCTCATACCTGTCAACAAAGTCTTCTGGTGCTCTGAAGACAACACCACTTTCCACTCGAATACGATAGTTTTTGTGCAAGCGATAGAAATCATCAATGTTGTCATCCAAAACCCAGTGACGTTTATCACCCTGTGAGATAGAATGCTC